ATATAATAGACTAGTATTGTTTAGGCCTTGGATGTTTCATTCACCAGGCAAAGCATTTGGTGATACTTTACAGAATTGCCGACTTATACAAACATTTTTTCTTAAAGGAAAGTTGTGAAATTTACAGTTCGTTTTCATGATCATATAATTACAAGTATTGAAAGTATATGCCGACAAGTAGGATATCCAAAAACTGTAATTGAAATTGGAGTATTTCAAGGTGAAACAACCTTTAATATGGTCAATCAAATATCTAAAAAAATTAATGATTATAAGCATTATGCTATCGATACATTTGATACAAGTACCGATTTACCAGAAGAAAACATTGAATCGACAAAAGAAATTTTCTTAAACAATCTAAAAGAATCACCACCAGGATTGGTTGAGTTTATGAATATGAAATCTTTTGATGCTTTAATTGAATTGAGAAACCGTGGTGTCAAAGCTGATTTAATCTATGTAGATGGTGATCATAGAGCAGGTTTTGAGTTACTCAGTATAGGTGGTGTTATGTTGTTTGATGATTCTGTAACTTGGAGATATAAAGGTGATATTACAAACTCCCCTAAAATTGCAGTAGATAATTTTATACAATGTTATTGGGATCGTTTAGAAGTGATAGAAGTGTCTAATGGTTACCAATTAGCAATAAGGAGAAAAAAGTGAAAAAGATTTTAATTATGGGTTTACCTGGTTCAGGTAAAACTATGTTGGCATCAGCATTACAAAAATATTTACAAGATCATAGTATATTGTTTCATGTAAATTCAGAATCAATTGATGCAAGTAAAGCAGTAGTTAAATGGATTAATGCTGATGATGTTCGTAAAAAATATAATGATTGGGACTTCTCGCATGAAGGTCGTATCCGTCAATCTATTCGTATGCGTGAATTAGCTGATAGTTTTCTAAATGATTTTGTGATTGCAGATTTTGTTGCACCATTACCAGAAATGCGTAATAATTTTAAGGCTGACTGGACAATTTGGGTTGACACGATTGATAAAGGTCGTTTTGAAGATACAAATAAAATGTTTGTGCCGCCTGAAGTATATGACTTCCGTGTGACAGAACAAAACTGTGAAAAATGGGCTGAGTTTATTGGCAACCATATTTTAGAAAATCGCCGTAGACCGGTATTTGATTGGAAAAAAGAAACTGTTGAAATGTTAGGTCGTTGGCAACCATGGCATCCTGGCCATCGTGCATTATTTGAGCGTGCGATTGCAAAAACTGGTCAGGTTTGCATTATGATTCGTGACTGCCAAGGTTGGAATGGTTCAAATCCTTTTGCTGCGAATCAAGTAAAAGAATTAATTAAACGTGACCTTGATCCACTTTTTCAGGGTCAATATGAGATTCTTTTGGTACCAAATATCGTCAATATAACTTATGGTCGTGATGTAGGATATAAAATTGAACAAGAGGTTTTTGATGATCAAATACATGCCATCTCTGCTACGAAAATTCGTGAGCAAATGGGTCTAAAATAGTAACCTGAAATCGACCAGAGGGAATAAATTATAAATAGACTATAAAACACCCCTCAGGATCGATTCAAAATGACAACAAAAATTTCTGGCGCACAGATTCAAAATTATACAGTTGAAACAGAACAACTATCTAATACCGCAGTAGCTGCCTTTGCAAAATCTCTAGCACCAAAAATTACCACAGTTAATGTTGCAAATAGTTCTTATACTGTACTAGACGATACAGCTGTAAATGTAGGTGGTGGTTACATTGTCATTACTGGTGCTGAATTTCAATCGGGAGCATCCGTATTAATTGATGCTACTCCTGCAACTTCTGTAACATACATAAACTCAACAACACTTAGAGCAGAAGTTCCTTCAAAGTCTGCTGCATCATATAATCTCTACGTGGTCAATCCAGATGGAGGCACAGGTATTCGTGTTGCTGGGATTACTTATTCAGCAACACCAACTTGGGTTACTGCAAGTCCATTATCAAATCAACCTGCTAATGTATCATTTAATGTATCTTTAAGTGCTACATCAGCAACATCTTATTCTAATACCACAGCATTACCAGCAGACACTCAATTATTAAGTAACGGTTATTTTTATGGTACAGTTACAATTGGTGCCGAAACTACTTATACATTTACTGTAAGAGCAACTGATGCTGAATTGCAAGATGCGGATAAGACATTTCAGGTTACGGTGACGGTTGGGCCGCCACCTGGATCTTTGTATATTTTAGCATGGCTATCTGAATTTGGAGGTTCTGGCTTAAATGATACAGTAAGTAGATCCAGTCCAGTTCAACTTGGATCTAGTACAAATTGGTCAACTCTTGTTACAAGAGGCAATAATGTAGCAGCAATTAAAACTGATGGCACGCTATGGACATGGGGTTACAATGTCCAGGGCCAGCTAGGACTTAATGCTATAGTAAATATATCCAGTCCAGTTCAAGTAGGAGCCAGTACTAATTGGAGTTCAGTTAGTGAGTCAACTTTTGCTTATTGTTCAATTAAAACCGATGGCACTTTATGGGTCTGGGGAACTGCTAGTAGCGGTAAGTTAGGACTCAACTCAATTACAGTAAATAGATCCAGTCCAACTCAAGTAGGATCTGCTACCAATTGGAGTAAAGTAGTAGGTGATTATAATACAAGATTTTTAGCACTTAAAACGGATGGTACATTGTGGGGATGGGGAAATAATACCTGGGGCGAGCTAGGACTTGGAGATAGAATCAATAGATCCAGTCCGACTCAAGTAGCTGGTACTACTTGGAATAATATTTGGGCCGGCCGCACTCATGTAATGGCTTCAAAAACAGATAATACTATATGGGGTTGGGGATATGTTGCGTCAGGCTCATTAGGAAATGATTCTATTGTCAACAGATCCAGTCCAGTTCAAGTTTTGTCTACAACTGATTGGAGTAAATTAGTTTTAGGTGATTATTTTACGGTTGGTTTAAAAAGTAATGGCACTCTTTGGTCTTGGGGTGGTGATACTTATGGAAGATTAGGATTAAATAGTCGAAATGTTTATAGATCTAGTCCAACTCAAATTGGAAGTAACACGACATGGAGCAATGTTTTTCTGGAACCAGGATCATCGAGTCCAATAGCCATTAAAACTGATGGCACTTTATGGGTATGGGGTGGTTATATGGGCAATCTTTTAAATTTACCATTGGCAACTTATAGATCCAGCCCCGTTCAAATAGGAACACAAACATATTGGGCAAATACTAATATCTTCGGAACTAATTATGCATATTTAGCCAAATTTTAAGTAATTATAACAAGTATAATACAGGACTATTATGGCCGCTCCAGCTACCAGACAACAATTCAAAGATTACTGCCTACGTAGGTTAGGGTTTCCAGTAATTCAAATTAACGTTGATGATGATCAAGTAGAAGATCGTATTGACGATGCACTTCAGTTTTTTCATGACTATCATTTTGAAGGTTGTGAAAAAATTTACATGAAGCATAAATTTATACAAGAAGATATTGATAGACAATGGATATATTGTCCTGATCCAGTTCTTTTTGTAATTGGTGTTATGCCATTCGATGATTCTAATTCATCGGTAAATATGTTTGACTTGCGTTATCAATTGCGCCTGCATGACCTCTATGACTTTACATCAGTATCTTATGTGTCATATGAAATTACTATGCAACACATTCGTACATTAAATCTGTTGTTCTCAGGTACTCCACAGTTTCGTTTCAATCGTCACCAAAACAAACTCCATCTTGACATTGATTGGGAAAGAGATGCGACAGTTGGTGAATATGTTGTCATCGAATGTTATCGTAAAATGAATCCAGATACCGTGTCAATTACAGGTTCAGTATCGGCCACAAATGCAGCCAATACACTTACAGGTACAAATACTAAATTTGACCAGGAATTATTAGAAGGTGATATTGTAACGGTCAATGGTACTGATCTACAAATCAAAAGAATTTTATCACCAACAGAAATACAATTAACAAAAACACCAACAGAAGGCATTTCTGGTACAGCAACGATTGCTGGACTTTCAGATGTTTGGGACAATCGTTTTATGAAAAGATATACCACCGCTCTTATCAAAAAACAATGGGGTGAGAACATGAAAAAGTTTGGTGGTATACAAATGCCAGGTGGTGTAACATTAAATGGTAAAGAAATTTATGATGAAGCAGTTGAAGAAATTACAAAGATAGAAGAAGAAATGATTGCAAACAATGTTCTGCCATCAGACTTCATAATGGGATAATGTGTGGCTACAAACTTTTATTTCCAACTTTTCCCACAAGAGCAGATCACCAATGAACAACTGCTTGTTGAAGATTTAGTGATTGAAGCTATGGGAATCTATGGCATGGATGTTTACTATCTGCCAAGATCCAGTCGAGCAACAGAAGATTATTTGTATGGTGAAGATACAGTAAAACAATATCGTTCAGCACATCCAATTGAAATGTACCTTGAAAATGTCACAGGTATGGATGGCGAACAAGATTTTATTTCTAAATTTGGTTTAGAAATTCGTGATGAAATTACATTCTTAGTTTCTCGCCGCAGATTCAAGTATACTGTAGGCGCCACAAACTTTCAAACACCTATTCTTGGTGATATTATACCAGAAGAAAACAGAGCACCAACTCGACCAAGAGAGGGAGATTTAGTTTACATTCCTCTCATGAGGAACTTCTTTGAGATTACATTTGTAGAACATGAAAACGATCAGGCCATGTATTATACTTTAGGCCGTGGTCGTGGCGGTAATGTTTATGTCTATGCACTAAAATTAAAACAATACGTATTCTCTGAAGAAATTATTTCTACAGGTATACAAGAGATTGATGATGAAGTATTTGACCTGTACAAGAGAACAAGACTTACAGTACAATTAACTGGGGGTTCTGGTACATTTACACCAGGAGAAATAGTATATCAAGGTGCAGATTTGGCCAATGCAAGTGTTCAGGCAGTTGCACATACATGGAAACAAGGCCAATGGCTTGATGTAATTAAAACACAAGGTACATTTGTTGCCAATGTTCGTGTAAAAGGTGCAGACAGTAATGCATCTTGGACAATGGCAAGTACAGATGATAAAGTTAATTTTGATACCGCATTTGAAGATATTGCAGATAATAATCGTATAGAAACTGAGTCTGATTTAATTGTAGATTGGACAGAAACAAACCCATTTGGTGGTGATTAATGTTAAACAACCCTTTTTATTATAATCGAACAATAAGAAAGGTGGTTGTTGCCTTTGGTACTTTGTTTAATGATATACAGGTACAAAGATTTGTAAACAATACACCAAAAGAAATTTTTAAAGTGCCGTTGTCATATGGTTCTAAAGAAAAATATATGACACGACTGGCTGCTGACCCCAATTTGACCAAGTCGGTTGCAACAGTTGTACCGAGAATTTCATTTGATCTTACAGGTATAAGTTATGATACTAGCAGAAAACAAATTACAACACTAAAAAACTTTTCTGCAAATACTTCTACGGCTTTCAATAGACAGTATGTTCCTGTACCATATGATTTTAATTTTTCTATGTCGATCTATGTTCGGAATACAGAAGATGGTACACAGATATTAGAACAGATTTTACCATTCTTTACACCAGATTTTACGGTAACTGTAGACTTTATTCCTACAATGGATCAAAAATATGATTTGCCTATCATATTGAATTCTGTAAATACGATCACAGATTATGAAGGCGATATGATGAGTACTCGTTTAATTACATGGGACTTAGAGTTTACTGCAAAAGGATATATTTGGCCAATTCTTAAAACTGGTAAAGTTATTCGTCAGGCCAATACCAATATATACTTACA